CGCCGGCGCAATCAAAATAGTATATAAAATCCTAACGAGCCCAAACTTTCTTCGCTGATGGTTAATGCAATGCCGACGCCGGCGGCAATAATTTCAAAACGATGATTTCGTTCGCTCAGATCAGTAGTCGCCACCCGTCGCGAACAGGTCGAAGTCGATCCCCTTGGCCATCTGCTCGCCGCTGCGCTCCCGCCTCTGGCCTGCAAACGGCATCGCGCCGAACCCAACCCCGTCACATTCGGACCGCGTTCTGCCGCTGCGCCGCATCATTACCGCGTAACGAAACGCGGATACCAAGTCATCACGCTGTTTTACGATCCTGTAATCCTCATCACGGTGATAGGTCCGCATTTCCTCGATTAGCTCGGAGTTGTGCCCGGCGATGGTCATGCGGCCGGAGAACATCATTTCGCGCATCTCTTCCAGCGCAGGCTCGATATTGTTCTGTTTGCTCCCGTGGTTGACGGCATGTGTCGCCATCATGTTCGCCCCGAAACCCTTATATTGTTGGGCGAGCGGCAGCCCACTTCCCTTGTCATGCGTATGGCCATCGTGCGGGAAGGCGATCGGAATGCGCAGGCCTCGGGTCATGCTGTGGATCCTCTGGACGTGATACAGCGCCGATGACCGCTCCATTCTGAAACTGTCGATGACCCAAACCTGGCCGCTCTGGTGATCCCACGCGATGTAGACCGCCGCGAACGGATGATCGAAACCGAAGTCTATCCCGACCACATGCCGCGCCCAGGACGGCAAGTCATCGGGATTGAAACTCCTGATCATTCCCGACAGCAACTCGACCGGGAAAACCGGACCCGTTCCAAGCTGCGGGGTGCCTTCCAGCCGTGTCTCACGTTCGGCATCACTATACTCACCCACCAGCTCGGCGCGCCGCTCGGGCGTTATATGTTTGGCCTCGATGCTGGTGATACGAAACGGCGCGCGGTCGGATGACGGCTCGACCAGAAAGCGGTGTGTAACGCCAGCGGCGGCGCCGTCACCGATGGGGGTGTAGCTGACGATAAGGTGCCCATCGACCGCCGAAGTGCGGGCCAGTAGCTCGGAGTAAATCTGCTCTTCCGGCCTTTCATCTATCCATATGAGATCCACAGTCTCGGCCTGCAGGCGCTCGCGCCGCATCTCAAATGTTTTGAACGTCAACGTCGACGTGCCATCGATCTTGCCGTCTGTCTGATGGGTGACGAATATCGTATCGATCGCGCCGGTGCCGCCGGGCACAGAGATAGGACGCTTGCTAAAAGCCTCCAACGGAATAGTCCCACTGCCGAAGTCCTGATCACCGCATAATTTTTTCTGCGAGGTGTCTCTCACCAGCACCACGCTCTCACCAACAACCCAACAACGAATAGGTTTGTTGAAACGCTTCCCAATCCACCAACCGGGATATTGGCCCGTCATATGCCACGCCACTTCTGCGGCACATGCGGTGGTTTTGCCGGACTGACTGCCTCCATATAAAAGTCTTTGGTGCAGACCACTGCTACCGGCGACGAAGAACGCAAACTGACTGGGATACCAGAAGGCAGTATCGAGAAAATCCAAACGCCGGAATTTCTTCCGACGTTCCGCTGACGACAACGTCTGCCGGGCGAGCTTTATCAGTTGGGCGGGGTCAGGATTGTCGTCGCTCATTTGCTCACCATGGGAAACTGTTCCGCCACAGAACGGTTTCCCCGCCCACCTTTTTCAGTTGTTTCTGGATACATCATCGCCACCACCATGGCGCGCTGACCGGGCGTCATGTGGTAACGGTTGTGCTTGCGACCACTTCGCCCTCGATCACCTTCGCCTTGGCGGCCCTGCGCTCGTTATCCTCGGCTTCCAGCTTCTCCAATCGGGCCAAGCCGTTTCCGCCGAACAACTCAAGGAGCTTGCTACGCGCGGTGCCCAACTCACGCAACGCCCGCAACTCCTCCAACTCTTCCTGCTCGGGATCAATATGCCTGTGAACGATATTCATGTCGTGTCTAGTGATCTCGGGGTCGGTCCTCGCAATCACCATCCCGATCGCCTTTATCTGATCCTTGTGCTCGGGATTGCTCACAATCGCGAGCAACTGCTTGACCGCCTCGAAACCGCCACCGCGCAGTAACTTGCGGGCCTCCTCGGCAATGGCGGCCTGGATCCGCTCATCATGCACCAGGCGGTAGCCTATTCTGGCCATGTACTCATTGGTTGAACGAGGGCTGCCGAAGCCGGCCCGGCGAGCGGCCTCTGCCGCGTTACTGAATACGCCCGTCCTACTCGGCGGCAACAGCAAGTAGTACTCCACGAACGAGCGCCAGCGCGCGAAGGGCAATGCCCGCATGGCAGGCCCCATCTCGCCGAAGGTTTCTTGTTTGCGACGTGCCGTCATCGCCATCCTGTCAACCCCCTAGGCGTTCCTTCCTGCCGGCCTTTCAGATTGATCAGCCGGTGACACATTTCAAGTTTCTCGCCGACGCTGTGCTCCCGGTGACAGACAACCCAGTGCAAGACGTGGAATAGACCGGCGGCCGAAGGGTTGGTGTCGCCTTCCAGATCGAGAGCATCCATGGCATCCGAGATTGACTTGGCGTGCGGGGCGAGATCGGGGTCGCCGCACATTTGCAGGAAGAACAACTCGGTTCCGGGGATCACCATGTGCTCCCGTCGCCAATGGCGATCGCCCGGCCAAAGAAACGCATAAGGCTCTCGCGGTCGGCCTCCTGATATCCGGGGAGCGGAACGCGAAGGAAAGGGTCGGCCTGCATGCGCGGAAGCCAATATCTAGCATCGCGGACAACATCGGACGGATAGGGCTCATCGTTGAGAATTAGTTGGATCTCCGCGTCGCTAGCGCCTTGGGCTCTTAGATCGGCGGCCGCCGCGATCGCTTCGCGGCGCGACACCTTGGGGCCGTCCAAGCCGGGGCCGACGCTGATGTCGCCGGTTTCGGCAGAAGGATCGAACACCGCAGCATCGGCTGCAAGCGCGCTCAATTTGTGGAACTCCTCGACCGTGGCGTAATTGTTATTCAACAGTTTGCCGACCCAGTCGTGATTAGTTGTCAACTCGGCCAATCTTCGTGAAGCGTCACGGGGCGTGCTCGGCACCAGCGGTGCGGGTGCGGGTGCATGGTAGGTGCGAGAATATTCAGCCAGCAGTTCGGTGGCCTCATCCGGTGACAGCTGATGGATAGCATCCATCAGTTCCGCTTCCGTCATCGGCTGATCGGCAGCCGGGGCGGCACCAGCTGCCGGAGCGGCGGCACCAACGTCAACGGCGGGCGGGGCGCCTGTTGCTTCATCGGCCATGATGCTGTGCCTCCACTGCTTGCTGCGCCGCTACCTCGGCCTGCACTCGGGACACCTCGCCCACGACGCGCAGATACTCGGCCTCGCCCGCAGGCGTCACATCTTCCGCGAGTTTGGACATCTGCATGAGCAGAACAGACAGCCGCTGCTCGGCGTCGCTGCGCTGCGAAGCAACGCCGCCATTGGTCGAGGAGGATTCCTTCGTGCCCACAACCCCTTGATGCTGCACGTCTACTGCGACGGCACGCACATCAGCACTCCCCTTGCCCGTTCGCAGAAAGGTCTTCGCGAATTCGCTCGCATCGCGCACCACATCCGCCATCGATCGCACGCGGGCGGGATCCTCGGCCAACTGAAACGTCGGGGCGCGCGAGCCCGGCAAACTAACACCGACGAGCGGGTCGCGGTCGAGCCCCCCAAACCTACGTGGATGATGCGAGGTTCTGAACAGCTCATGAGAAACTGCTGTCATGATCGCCGCCGGGGTCAACAACGCGGGAGGCAGGTCGTGCGGCGCCCATGTCCATGCGTCGATGATTTCACGGCCTATCGTCATCGCTCGCTCGCTGGCGTTGGCGAGTTGTTTGATCGCGGTGGCAACCCCCTCCATCGCCGCATCGCGCTGTGCGATCTTCTTCTCGATACGCTCGATCAGCGCCTCGCGTTCTCGCTCGCGGCGCGCGCGTTCCTCCTCGGCCGCCTGCTCCTTCAACAGTGCGATCTTGTCGCCGTGCGCCCTGGCCGCCTGCCGAAGCGCGTCAATCTCGCTGCCAAGTTTGATGGCGGTGGCGTCGTCATCTGATGCCAACAACGCCTTGTTGCG